TTGGTGGATGATAATTCTATTCAGCTTAATGGATTATTCAACGGACTTGCTGGAAAAGATCAAGGAACTGGCGAGCAAACTGACGCCTGTTTCGGAGATTGGCGCCCTTTTGGAGCTGCCGATTAATAACCTCCGCGATGAGATTGCTTCTGAGTTTAGCCCCGTGCATAAGGCTTTCTATAGCGGCATGGCGAAAGCCGCCCTCGAGATTCGCGAAAGGGATATCGAACTGGCTCGTGCCGGATCTCCTTCTGCCGCTGATGCGCTTAGAAACCATCTTCGTAAAATGATGAATGAGTTATGAGTGTTCCCACTGATCTTGATAAATACCAGGGTTGGTTGGCGCTTGACGAAAACCAGCTGCAGGAGGAACATGTGCCTGCCCAGACGATCGAGCGGGTCATCCGGTTCCGGGCCCTCTATACTTACTGGTGCCGGTTCTCTTCCAAGTCTCCCCGTGACCTCGTGGAGTATGATATGGCGTTTTTCAAGGTCAGCGAGAGCCAGGCGTATGATGATATCCACTGCGTTAAGATTATCGTGGGTAATCTCCAGGAGTCTTCTAAGAAGTTCTGGAGATGGCGTATTAACCAGATGATCGAGGAGGATCGTAAGGCTGCTAAACGTGACGGTGAACACCGTGCCGTCGCCTCGATGCAGAAGAATCTCATCAAGAACAATTTGACGGATAAGGAGGATACGCCTGATCTGGCGTTTGATAAAATCGTGCCTCTCGAGATCGTGGCCACTGATGATCCTTCAGTCATCGGTATCAAGAAAATTCCCGATCTGCGTGGCCGCATTAAGAAATTCATCAAAAAATACGGTGCTGAAGCTGAGTTCGCGGAATTTATAGAGATTCCGGCGACCGTTAATGAGACTGCTCCGAGTCCTAGTGATATTGATGATCTCATCGAGAAACCCTAACAACCCTTTTCGTCCCGCCCGTTTATGTCTACGACACAGCAACAATACTTCAATGATGCGCAACTGTATCCCCTGATGATGCAGCCGCGTAACCTCATTGCGGTGATGGGGCGTGGTACTGGTAAGGGTATGATCGATGCGACACGTCAGATCCAGGTGTTCCAACAGATGCCTGGTTCTACGACGGGTTTCGTGTCGCCTTCCTATAAGAAATGTCTGATATCCACGCTACCGTCGCTCCTGGTGCATTGGGAGCGTTGGGGCTTCAAACGCGATGTGCACTATACGGTCGGCAAGAAACCGTGGAAGGCCCTACATTGGAAGGATCCCATCTTCACACCTCAAAACTGGGAGAATGTCATCGGGTTCTATAATGGATCCGTATGCCAGATCATCACGCAGGACCGTGAAGGTGCTTCCAATGGTATGTCGCTCGATCATATCCTGATTGATGAAGCAAAGTTCGTGGACTATGAGAAACTAAAGAACGAGACGTTCCAGACTAACCGTGGTAATGAGATGTTTTTCGATAAGTGCCCGCTGCACCATGGCATCACTATTACCTGCGATATGCCTGTCACAAAGAAGGGCTCCTGGTTCCTGCAGTACGAGAAACTGATGGATCCGGAACTGATTAAGATCATCGAGGGCCTGGTGTATTACCAGTGGCAGGTGAAGCAGCGCATGAAAGATCATCCGGAGCGCTACGATCATTACCTGAAGGAACTGTCGAGGATCAACCAGCAACTGGCTTTCTTCCGGAAACAAGCCTATCTGTATCTGGAGCGCCCTTCAATCTATAACCTCGCGGTACTGGGTGAGGATTTTATCCGTCGTATGAAGCGTGAACTTCCCCCGCTGGTGTTTGCTACCTCGATCATGTGCAAGAGGATTACCCTTGCATACGATGGTTTCTATGGTGCCATGCGAGAGGATATCAACCTCTATACGGCTCCTAATGACAGTCATCTGTGCCTGGCTGAACTTGGTGCTGAACTTGGTGATGATTGTAGAAATGATGCTGACCTGGATCCTGAAGCACCGCTGATGTGTGCCTTCGATGCGAACGATAATATCAACTGGATGGTGGTGGGCCAACTGGGGCACGATGGCAAGCTGAGAGTGATCAAGAGCTTCTATGTGAAGTACGATAAAAAACTAGAGGCTCTGTGCGATGATTTCTGTGAATACTACAAGTATCACAAAAAGAAAGATCTGGTTTTCTTCTTTGATCATACCTTCGTAGGTAATGGCTATGCAGTCAGCCAAAATAAGGATTTCTATTCGTTTATCAGTTCTGAGATCTCTGAGCATGGCTGGAATGTCGATGAGGTTTATATTGGCCGGGCTCTGGCGCATGATGTGAAATGTCAGCTGATTAATCGTATGTTCGTGGGTAGGGCCGATCACCAGGTGCTGATCAACCGCGATAACAATGAGGCCCTGCTGCTGTCGATCGAGACGGCTGGCGTTTATATGAATAAGAAGGATAAACGGGCTGAGAAAGAGGCTGAAACTGAAGAAGACAAACTCGAGTACCGAACGGACGGATCCGATGCTTTTGATACGCTGTGCATCGGTGTGGAGCTTCATCTGCAGGATGTGACAATCACCGACTCTTCCGGGTTCTGCTCTTATATGGGTGAATAGGACGGAAAATGTTATCAACATTTTCCTGAAGTTTCCTGTGTCTATTTCCCCTCCCCACAAAACACAAATTTTCTGCAAAGCTACAGTCTTTCTGTCAGCGTGTCGATGAACCTGTCACATTTTTCAGGCTCCTCCCAAAAACTTTTTTGTCCCCATGGGGACCGCAAGCTCAAAAAACTTTTCGGTGCCCTCCTGAAAAATATGCCAGAACCCCCGCCCCTGCTGCCTGAAAGCCTGCTTAACGCGCACAAAATTTAAGTTTTGTGGGGAGGGGAAATATGTTCGGCGTGCGCGTTGAGTCATTCCCTCCGCAGGCAGCAGAGTAATTTGTTACCTTATCAACATATAGTATTAATTAAATCTTTGAGTTATGGACAAAAAATTTAATTTCGGGGTGTATATCCCCAAGGCTTATCGAGAGTTAGCAACGGAGGAAGAAAAGAATTTTTCCGAGTGGGTAATCAACTTTAAGGACGGGCAAAAAGCCCAACTTAAAGAGGGGGCGCAGATGGTTATTTCTAAGTTGCGCCAGTGGTACGGGGACAAAGCCCGTGAACTTGTTTGTGTGCCTGTACCCTGCTCCAGCATGGCGCAATACCGCTTTAGATTTTCTTATTTTTGTGTTGTCGTAGCCAACACACTAGGACAGGCGAACCCCATGCAGCACGTCACTATTTTAGGCAAGCGCAGCGCAGCCCACAGGAACCCAGCCCACACCATCGTTAAAGATGATAATTACGAGGTGCAAGTAGATGGCGAGTTCTTCAAGGGTAAAAAGGTCGTAATCGTTGACGATATTATCAGTAGTGGGCGAACCGCTGACGATTTCGCCAAGGTATTAGAAGACGCTGGCGCAGAGGTTAAAGGCGGGATCTTTTTCGCTAAGACCAAAATTAGTTTCGGAGATCCCCAGCCCGAGCCACAACCCGAACCCGTTCCCCTGTCCCCATCGTTTGGGTTGCATGCCATGCAGACGGCAGAACGCATGGAGAAAGCCAAAGAGGAAACCAAGACCAAGGCAGCCAAGAAGACACGGGCAGCCGTGAAACGTTCAACCCGTAAGGCAAGAAAGGAGGCTAAAGCATGATGAAATTAAATATCAGGCAGTGGGCGGCTGAAGACCGCCCCCGCCATAAGTTGGATATGTTAGGAGCCGACGCCCTGACAAATGCGGAGTTACTTAGTATTCTAATAGGTACAGGCAGCAAACAAGAGGACGCGGTAAGACTGTGCGCCCGTATTTTGGCAGACTGTGGGAACAACCTTAACACACTTGGCAAAAAGTCTGCCGATGAACTTATGCAGTACAACGGTTTAGGATTTTCTAAGGTTATGACGATACTCGCAGCCGTGGAACTGGGTAAACGCAGACAATTGACGCAACCAGCGGAAACCCCCGATTTGGGAACGGCTACCCGTATTTATAACTATATGCACCCCCGTTTGATGGATTTACGGACGGAGGAATTTTGGGCGATCCTGCTCAATCAGCACTATCGACTTATTAAAGCCGTTAGGATCAGTCGTGGGGGTATTACTCAGACCGCCGTAGATATACGGGTAATCATGCGGGAATGTGTCACTAATAATGCCACTATATTAGCCGTATGTCATAACCACCCATCGGGGAACATACACCCCAGTATGGAGGATGACAATTTAACCAGGCAAATAGATAGGGCATGTAATATTATGCATGTGCACTTCTTAGATCATATCATTATAACAGATGGGTATTATTATTCGTACCACGAGAGCGGGAAAGTATGATACTATGAATTGAAAAACACTTAGAGCCTTTTTGTTAGCCACTGGGGGAGTCGTTACGGCTCCCCCTTATTATTGTAAGTGCGCCCGACCGCTGATGTCGTTTGCACCATCGAAAAATCACCGACAGAGTCCAAAGTAATATTGTTTTACATATTCCGTGTTGAGAAAGTCGGAAAGTCGGCTCGGAGCGTAGGGCGGTGGGGGCTGTGGGTGTTGCTGAGCGCACATCTTTTCCCAACCCCAAAACGCTAATTCCTTATTCCTTAGCCTTTTGGGTCCCCGATTTGGGGTTTGGGTGTGGAATTATGGCGAAAAACCGCCTTTCTCACACCCGACTTTCCTGTCTGAAAGTGACACTTTCCTGCAAATTCGACTGACTTTGCCCCGACTTTCCTGTCCGATGCCGTCAATTCGGTGACTTTCCTGGCTGCCACAGCAACTGCTGGAGGCATGGTAAAAAATCTCGATTTTATTTCTTCCATTTCTTGCAAGTTTGGAAAGTTTTTCCTATCTTTGCCACCGTATTAATTAATCTTTGACGAATATGAAAAGAATGTTTATCCTGATGGCCCTTATGGTGGCCGTGTGTTGCGCTCAGGCGCAGAGTGAGAAGTATGCCTATTGTGTCATGCAGTGCTTTGGCAAAGTGTTTAGTACAAAGTATGTCGTTACTCTGGATTTTGGTGAGGTGGCCAGTAAGCGGAAGCAGATCTATGAGGATGGCAAAAAGAAGCAGTTCAACAGCAATGGTGAAAGTCTGAACTACATGGGCCGTCGTGGTTGGGAATTAATCAGCACCTACACAGACCGAGACTTCAAGCAGCAGCAGATCATTTATTTCGTCTTTAAGAAGAAAATCAATTCTGAAGAAGAGGTATTGCAAGGTTTGGAGCTTAAAGATTCAGAAGAAAAGGATTGATCTTTGACCCAATATGCAATCAATCTATAGCGAAGGGGAGATCCGACAGGCTGGTGAGGTGTTACGGTTCCTGAAGGAAAATAAAAGATTCGACTTCAGCAACCGCCCTCACCCAGCAGGCTCGGGGTGCATGCAGCGGAAGTTCCTGAACGATATCATGTGCGGGGATCTCGGGCTTGTCAGGCATACGGGCGATATCTATTCGCTCACTGCCTTGGGCCGTGAGGCTGCAGAGATGGGTTTCAGTGCCTGGCTGCAGGAGCAGGAACGTAAGGCTAAGGAACCTGTGCCTACAAAGGAGGTAAAGGATACTTATGAGCGAAGAATGGAGCGTTGGCAGGCATGGTGCGGTATAATTGGTGGCATTATAGCTATAATTGACTTAGTACTGAGAATTCTTGGAATTCTTTAGTGCATAATCACCAGAAATAGGGTGATTACCCATAACCATGCTATCAGTATCCAGTTTAAACGATATTGATGGCGAATGAAATGTTTGACGTCATTTTCCTCTTTCATGCCTGCAAAATTAGAATTTTTGAAATAATATCCAGAGCGGACAGCAGGGGTTGTCCTTCGTTCATCCCTAATCAACTCAAATAACTTACTCAACGCCTTTATGTCCATGCCTGCAATAATTCTACAATATGGGATCGTATGCTGTTTTCTCTCCATGCGTGCTCAGGCAGATGCCCGGATAAGAACAGGCCCATTTGGAAAAAAAGCCCCATCGGGTTTATCAATATACCACCGGCAGAGATTGCATGGATCAGTACTTTGTAGCATAAATCTTCTATTCATGCCGCAAAAATAGACTTTTTTTCGCTAAACAGCAAACTTTTTCCCGAATTTCTTTGGAGGTTCGGGATTTTTTCGTAACTTTGCCATCGCTAAACATTACATGACGCAAGTCATAAGGGCGATGATGACGCCCGAAATCACATCGGGCATTATTTATGCCAATTTACTTCCGAGGTCTGCCATAGACCTCACTACACCAATAGCGGTGGCCACCCAGTAGATATAAGTCCTTGTGACGGAGTCTGTGATGTTTAGCGACAGGGGAACGGCTGCCGCTTTCCCTGTCATTTGGGGAAAATCATTCCCTCCTTGGGAACAAAATATTCCCGCACTGGGAACAAACCCTTCCCACACTGGGAATAAAAACCGCGCAGGGCGGATCCCTGCATCGCTAAACATCACAGCAATATGCAACAATTGACATTGCAGTTCGATGGCTATGCACCGATAGGGCAGGCCAAGACGCAGGGCACGGCGAAACAGTGCCATCGTGTTAAGATCAGTGAGCTCTCCATTGGCTGGGCTCTCAAGCAGGCTAACGCTTCGGCGGCTATCCAGAAGGTGATGAGCCGTGTGAAGCTCTTCTCTCAGGCAGCAGCTGCTGTCACATTCGGTTTCGGTTTGATGTTTCTCGCTTCAATCATAGGAGGGTAGGCTATGGAAAGAATGACACGTGAAGACTTTATGATGAAGAAGGCGGATATCGAGACCCGCATGCATCAGACCCGCATTGATGAGCGCAATGCCATCAAGGCGATGACTCTACAGTTTGAAGACCGTCTGCAGGACGAACAGTTGAAGTTCCGCAAGCTGCGTGACAGCATCATGGAGGAGCGCGACATGAAGCGCGTGGAGATCGAGAACGAGTATAAGCAGCGTCGCAGGGAGTTATGGGCTGAGGACTGTGGACTGGTAGATCAGTGGCGCCGTCAGCTCGGCGATATATATATTGCCCCCCCCACTTCTGGAGACGAGCAGCATAAAGAAGTTGAGTCATGAGTGCTATCAATCTCTCACCCGAGGCCGTGGAGCTGGTGAACCAGCTCTGCGACCCCGACAACCTGGCTGATAAGATCACTGTGCTCGATGCTGCCGAAGAGCAGCTGCAGCAGATGGCTTGTGCTGAATCTGAACCCCAGGCTGGCTACAATCTCTACGATATCGCCTATACCCTGAAAAGGTATAAGCAGGAGTATGCAAAACTGAAAATGCTTATGGAAGATGGAGGAGAGGAACAGACGTAACGAGATCAAGAGGGAGATCCTGGATGCTTTCTTCAAGTTCCGCAGCCCGCTTCCTTGCGACGGGGCTGTGAGTCAGCATCGCTCTACGGTGGAGCTGCAGGATGACCTGCAAAATATGTACCCCTTTTCCCAAGAGGAAATTGCTGAGTATATGATTGATCACGACTACTCTCCGCTGTCTGAGGGTGACGGATCGGTCAAGTGGGCGATCTGGAGGATCATTTGAACCTAAAGCTATATTATTACTCTATCCGGGAAGGGCTGTCTGCGTGATGCAGACGGCCCTTCTTTCGTTGTTTTAAGACCTTATATATAATACTACTTTTGCGATATGATTACAATGTTTTCCTCTTTCCGGACTAAGGAATTCTCCTGCAGTATCCCTGACGTGGCTTTCTCAATGACTTTCACCAGGGCTAAGGTGACCGTTTCCGTCAGTAAGAACGGCACCCCCGTTGTGGTGTTTGATGAATTCCTTTATCCTGACTCCAGAAACCGTGTGGAACTGACTGATATCGACCGCCTGATTGAACCGTACGCCCTGAAATGGCTGATCTTCCAGGTGGATGTCCATATCGAGGAGCAGCAGCTGTCGGACGTCATGAGCGGCGTCGTGGATGTGATCTATACCAACGAGCGAAATCTGTCTTGCTCTGTCATCAGCTGCAAGGCGAATATCATCAACGCTACGGCTGAGGATTTCTGCAACTCCCATTTCCTGACACTGTTGGACGGCCCAAAGGAGACGGCTCCGGGCTGGGCTGAGTACCTGACTTATATCGGTACCGAATCACCTTCCTGTGTGGTGACGTTGGAGAATGGTGATACCAGGTCTATGAGTGTGCCCGTCGAGATTTCTACGGACGAATGGACGCTGATAGACTGCTCTTATGCAAACTTCGAGGTGAACGACAGGACTGTTGTTAGTTACACTATCTCTGCTGGTCAGCGTAGCCAGAAGTTCGACGTGAACTATCACTGTGCGCCCGACGTGGCGCCTGTGTTGATGTTCTACAACTCCTTCGGTGTCCAGGAGATGGCCTACTGTACCGGTGAGCATCAGCAGGTGTCTTCGTTTGACCGTAAACAGAGCCGTTTCGGCAGACTCAAGAAAAGCTATGCGATCGAGGAAAAGGAGACGTTCAAGGCTGATACCGGTTACCTGACTTTCCCCATGGCGAACTGGTGGCGTGAGGTGTTCCGCAGCAGCTACGTGGAACTGTTGCTGATCTATGACGGTGTGGTGTCTCCAGACAGGTATATTCCTATCGTGATTACCAGCGAAAAAGCGGAGATGTCGAATGAGGCGGACCATTTGCCTCGCTTCACTTTCGAGTATGAGTATGCGGATCGCAATCACAATGTGTGGGATGCTCGGGCTGAGGGCCGCGTCTTCGATAATACGTTTGATAATACTTTCAACTAAGCTATGGACAAACGGAAACCTATTCATTTCAACGATGCCATGCAACTGCTGGATGTCGCCCGTGAGTCAAAGCAACGGGTGAATCTGCTGGTGTGGGAAGGCAAGACGGGAAATGTGATTGAATACAAGGGCTGGATGGTGAGCTCCAGCAGCTGGCGCAAAGGCTGGCATAAGATCATCAACCCTGTGAACAACCAGATCCGCACTGTGCCGGATATCTTTATCTTTAATATTAACGGTCATCAGATATTTCTATGAGTGAACAAATGAGTAATACGATGGTGCCTGTTGGTACCAAGGGTGAATATGAGGTGTACCAGGTGATGCCCTGCAGCATCGAGGACGCTGTCCAGATGGAGGCAGAGGTATCTACGCACTATAAACATGACACACAGGGGATCTACGACTCCAACGACGATGTGGATACTTCGTTTGTGCGTGTCGGCGGTCGGTGGTATGAGTATGTGGACTTTGGTAAGGATAACCTCACTCCCTACCGCAACCAGCAGCTTATCGAGGACAATATGGTGATGAGCCAGTGCCAGAACTTCAATATCCTGACCTGCTACGGGCAGGGCCTCCGGTTCCTGGACCGAGATACGGGCGAGAAGGCTGAGGATAGGGATATCCGTTCATTCTGCCTGCGTAATGCGCTGCACCTTCAATGGCTCCGGATGTCCACCGACATGAAGTATCACTACTTCTCTGTCATGGTGATCAACCTGAGCCGCGATCACACGAAGATCGTGAAGGTTAGCATGCGTAACGCCTGCGACTGCCGTTTCACGAAACGCAACAGCTTCGGTTGTATCGAGCATGTACTGGTGGGCGACTTCCGCGAGGGTCGTACACAGACCATCGAGGCTATACCGCTGCTGGATGAGATCGACCCGCTGGGTGATCTGGAGTATCGTATGGGTAAGGGCCCGCATCTCTATACCTCTCAAATTATTGATGAGCCCCCCATGGGGAAGCAGTGTAAGTTTGCCATCCTCTGCCTCTTCCCTACACCTGGCTATCGCTACTATCCCGTGCCTTACTTTGCGTCGATCTATCGGGATGCCTGGTATGATATCTATCGTCTGATCGGCATCGGTAAAAGGTTCATGATCAAGAATACCAGCGCTCCACGTATCCAGGTAGAGGTGCACCGCACGTATTGGGATAATGTCTGCAAGGAGGAGAATATCACTGATAAGACGGAACGGGCGAAACGTATCAAGCTGGAACGCCAAAGGATCACTGAGTTCTGCACGAAGCCGGAGAATGCGGGTAAGGCCTGGGTGACATCTTACGACACTACGCCTGAGGGTAAGGAAAAGCGTATGGTGCGTGTCTACAACCTGGTTGATGGCAATAAGAAAGAGGGCGGCGACTGGAGCGACGACATGCAGGAAGCCAGCAACTCCCTGTGCTTCGCCATGGGTGTCCATCCGAATATGGTTGGTGCCACGCCTGGTAAGAGCCAGATGAATAACTCGGGTTCTGACAAACGCGAGCTGTTCACGCTGAAGCAGGCGCTTGAGAAGGCTTTCCATGATATCATGGAGGTGCCTTACCACGTGATCATGCATTATAACGGGTGGGATGAGAAGTTTGCTATCGACGTGCCGATCGTCCAACTGACGACACTCGATAAGAATAAGGATGCTGAGGAGAAATCTGTTAATACTGACGACAATGGAAATAACAATCAAAATCAATAAGCCGGACTTTGATCTGGCCATCCCTGCAGCCAAGGAGCCTAAGGGGTCTGTGTTTGCCAAGCTGGAGAGCAAAATCAACACAACCATTGAGGATATCGCCATTGATAAACTGGGGGATGTAGGTGTTTCTGCCGTGAACAATGAGCCTGAAGGCAGACTGGCCAAGACTGTCATCAGCCTGGCTTCCGTCGAAGTGTTCCTCAGGGAGATGCGCGGACTCGACCTGGTTCTGACGGAATCGGGGTTTGGTATCGTCTCATCCAACAATACGGCTCCTGCCTCCAAGATGCGTGTGGATGCCCTCGACGGGGAACTGCGTGTCAAACGTCTGTTCCTGATGGATGAGCTGCTGGAGGAGTGCTTCAAGCTAGATGGTTGGTATCGACAGGGGCTGGTGATCATCGATACGCTCTTCTGCTGCTTCAGGTTCCTGCGTCAGTTTGCGGGTCTGCAGGCGCCCATCTCCAAGGATTGGGAGAATGCCGCTACCACCATCCTAGATACGGACCGATGGCTGAGGGAGAAGATCTCGGATGAGTTTATGGATGAGCTGATCGGTAAGATGGCAACTCGCTCTCTCAGCGAGAAGGAGCGTGGTGTGGTGCATCAGATCCGCAGGATTATCGGTGTGGCCATCCAAGGCAATAAGGGTACGGCTTACGAGTATTTCCGTAGGCTCATGAATACGCTGGAGGGTGATCTGGATGCTTTCAGCACCTATGCCAACAGCTCTGCTTATGAATGTAATCACTTCGAACCGTATGAGAATAGAAAAGAGGACAGCGCGTTTCACTTCGTCGGATAAGGTGCTTCATCTGGAGTGTCCTACTTCCTGGGGCGAACTGTCCCAGGATCAGTTGCGTTATGTGCTGGATCTCATCGGTTCCAACCTCTATAGCGACACTGAGATCCGCACTTACCTTCTGTTCCGTTTCTGTGGTATCGAGGTCAGGAAGAAAAGGCTGAAGAGTGTGTCGTGCCGCGTGAAGCTCGATACGGGCAAATGGAAGTATTTCGACCTGCAGAACTGGCAGGTGCACGATATGATCGGACAGCTGGGCTTTGTCGGCAGTTTCGAAAACTTCGGTCGTGGGCTGGATACGGCTGGAGAATTCAAGGCTGCAGACGAGCTCCTGTCTGGTTATCAGTTCGGGTGGTTCCTGAGTTGCGAAAGGAAGTACCAGGCTTATCTGAACACCAAGAAATTCGAATACCTGGTAGATCTCGCCCGTATGCTGTTTATGGTCGGGAATGTTCCTGTTGGCGATACTGAGATTGAAATGGAAGTGGATGCTGCCCTTGCTACCAGCGTCTTCTTCTGGTTCTCGTGGATCAAACAGGAATATGCCAGGATGTTCCCTCATTTCTTTAAGCCTGCCGATAAGGTGGGTGGTAATTATAGTTTTCTAGAATCTTATAACGCTCAGCTACGTGCGCTGACGGACGGCGACGTGACGAAGGAGGAGTTGGTGAAATCCATCGACACGAAACGTGCCCTGACGGAACTCGACGCCAAAGCCCGTGATGCTGAGGAATTCAAGGCTAAGTATGGTAGTAACTAAGGAATCTTTCGACGATCAACAGTATTTCGTGGAGATGGCGGGTAAGAATAAGCTCGTGAAGGCTAATAACTTCTATTGCGGCTACTGCTCCGGTCCTGAAGGGCTGGATCAGGTGATGGCTGAATACCGTAGTCATGCCAACTTCTTCCTGGTGGATGACACCACCAGTGGCAACACCTTCGGCGCTAAGCCCGGCTGGTTTGACCGTAAGGTGTACGCTGTCCATATCATCGTGGGCTATGAGTTGGGTAATGAGAAGAAATACAAGGAAGCCTTGAGTCTGGCTCGCAAAATCTTCAAGCAGATGTTGAGCCGCGTGATTAAGGATAAGGCTTCGTTTAAGTATGGTCAATCTCTGATGTACCTGAACCTCGAGACGGTCTATTCGCAGGAATATGGCCGCTACTCGTTCAATGGCGCGACTGGTCTTTTCTTCCAGCTGCAGAACAACGAGCCGCTAAATCTGGTGTTTGATCCTGACGAATGGGAGGAGTAAGGTATGGGAACGATAGCGGAACGGCTTGGAAAACCGGTTAGCGGAGCGGATACCCGTAGGAGACATGCTTCTTCCAGAATACCAGAAGAGGAGCTCAGAAGGTTCGAAGAGGGATGGGCGAAGATGATGGTGACCATCTTCCAAGAGAAATTGCAGCTACTGGGTGTATACGATACAGGCGCTCTCTTCAACTCGATTCAATTCAAATTACTCCTCGAAGGAATCAAAAAGACTATCGAATTCCAATTCTATCAGTACGGTAAATATGTTGACGATGGAACAGGCCGTGAATTTACAAATGCAGGCTATACAGACAAAAATGGCAGAACATATCCGTTTAATAGGCCTGACAGTATGGGTAGAATATACACTTCAAGCCGCCTAACAGATGGAACATTGCCATTCCTTGATGATCAATATCGTAGAGAACATGGTCTGGATAAACCGAAGCGGGTAGGTCCTGCATGGGGTGGAAGGATCGCCGGTGGCCATCCTCGTAGAGCAAATGAATGGTTCTATCGGAAATATTATGCAAGCCGTATGGTTCTGAACGAGATGGAACAAAAATTCTATGGCGATGCATATCTTGGAATGTTGACGACAGGGCTTGACGCTCTGACTGGTCGCGTCCGTGTTTTGTAGTTTTAGTTTGGGAGTCGGTTGTGTAGCTTTGCAGAAAATTCTATTCAATCGATGGCCAAACAGACCCTTGCCCAACAATTAGAGGAATCCTTTATCGGTATTCGTGATGAGTACCGTCTGCATGCGAATACTGCTTTTCGCATCGGTACGGCGTTCCTCGAGCTGCTGAGGTTTGCTAAGATCGGTGAATTCGACGAAATCACTTTTAATAAGGTCCTGAACCACCCTTCTTTCCTGAAAGGACTCACGACGTTGGGTCCCATCTTCTTCGGTGAGTATGCCGAAGGGTTGAAAGGTGGTAAGATCACTGAAGAGGGTATTGCAGAACTGAAGGAGCTTTGGGTGCGTGAGTTCACCAAACTTGGTGACGGTACTGGCCATGTGGATGATTTCGGCAGGGTGCTTCCCGCCTTGGAGGTGGCTGGTGACTCTATTTATTCCGGCAGTCTCTCCAGCTCCAACTTTTTCAGTGGCTTCCCCGGAGGCACGGGCTGGGCGATCCAGAAGAAGCAGTTTACTAATGCTGCAGGCCAGATCGAGTATAAATATGTCCTGGAGTGTGACGGTGCGAATATCCGTGGCTCGCTGCGGGTCTATGAGTTCATCATGTCCCAGCTGTTGGGTGAGAACGATAACCGGATCATCACTGCCATGGAAGAGGTACATCATTATGATCCTGCCACTGGTAAGGTCTGGCTGAATACGAATGGCGGTAAGTTCGTGATGCCGTTTCGCGTCGGTGACTGTATCATGGTGCAGCAGTACCAGCCTGGCAATGATGTGGCAAGCGGTGGTGACGGCTATATCACCAAGAGTTACGAACTGAGGATTACGGAGGTTGGTTCCGGTGGGGAGGTTGATGAGAATGGCGATCGCCTCGACTGGGTGAAGTTCACCGCTTTTGCGACGACGATGGAGAATGGTACTCCTACTGCCTTGATCGAGCAGCATGATACGTTCTGCCGCGTTGATAACCTGACGGATCCGGAACGTAAGGGTATCATCCAACTGACGTCTGTTGGTACGAATGCCCCATACATGGATATCATCTATGGGCTGAAGACGGATCCTGATAACCATCTGAAGGGCCGTCTGGGTAATCTCCAGGGTATCTATCACCACCTTTTCGGCTGGCTGCAGGAGTTCGGCGAATACCTGATCAATGCGTATATCGTCGGAGATGTCCGTCTGCGTCGTACGGGTGAGAGCCTCGATACTGCCGTGCAGATCCTTCAGGGCCTGGTGGCTGCCAAGATCGCGGAGACGGTCTATGAGGTGACGGATGATGAGAACTACCTCCGCAATGCTTCTTTCATGGAACTGAATCTTGACGGCTCTGTGCGCGACTGGACGTTTGAGCATGTCGATATCATGTTCTATACGCTTGATGGCGAGGCGGTCATCTCTTCTGTTGGTACGTTGGCCGACGTCCGTCGTGGCGTGAAGACGGAGACGGTGGAGGGTAGCCAGGTGCTGCATATCATCAACAGTTCGATATCCCAGAGCCATATGGTCATGAAGCAGCCTGGCACACACAAGGTTTACGATGAGGGTAGTGGTAGTTCTCAGACGACCTCATACCAGAACGTGAGAGATTCCCTGTATCTCAATATGAGGATCCGGGTGATCAATCCTGGTACGCTGCGGGTTGGTTTTCCTGACTCCCAACTGTCTGACAACAGGGCTTTCAATACGAAGGTCCGGGTGCTCGAGAGAAGCAACGAATGGCTTACCCTGCAGTGGGAAGGTACCTGGGATGGTGAGAGCGATTTCGTTCTTTCTTTCGATGGCGAGTGTTATATTACTGCGCTGTCGCTGACGGATGAGCCGCTGAGTGAGTTCAAGACGGAGTTCTCGACGCAGTTTAATCAGACTTCCCGCAATATCTCACTGATCGCTACCCGTACCAGTTCCAATGAGACGAATATCGCCCAGCTGTCAATTACAGCCACGCAGATCCAACAGACTGTCTCCAGTAATTATACGGCGCTTGATGGTAGGATATCTTCCAACACGTCGGCGATCACCCAGACAGCACAATCAATCCGACAAGAAGTCTCAAGTGTGGCTGGTACCGCTTCTGATCTCAGTACCCGCGTGGGCTCGCTGGAGGTTACTGCAGGCAACGTGTCGGCCCGTGTGACTGCCATCGAGGGGGATTATGTGAAGTCGGCTTCGCTCGATCTCGTGGTCCGCAAGGATGCTAGTGGTCATCTGGAGAGCGGCGTGTATGTGAGTGCTGATAATATTACTTTTGATTTTACTCATACAGCCCAGTTCTTTGCCGTGAACGGTGATCAAAGAACTGAAGTAATGAATATTCGCCCCAATGGCGATCTTTGGATTAAAGGAGACTTGCTGGGTGGTAATATCAAAGGTAATTATACTATCGGTTCGACAGGCAACAAAATGCAGATTTACTGTGATGAAACTATAGTTGGTAACTGGAAGGCATCAGGTATCCGTGGTTTAGATGCTGACGATAAGACTGTACTTAATCTTGGTTTTACAGAAACGAATGGCAGTACATCTCCTTATTTGTCATTGAAAGGGAAACAGGCTTTTACACAACATGAAGTGCAAATATTAATTCGTCCTGACTCAATAGCTTTTCTCCCTATTGTCGGAAACAAGCCCCCTATCACATTTGGCTATGCTTTAGGTTCAAATAAGCTGTATCTAAGCACCTGGCTTGAAGCCTGGCCGACCAGGGATGAAGTCGGCGTAGGTCAGGTGTTTCTCGGTGATGATGAGATTTTAAGAGTAAGGAAAGGTTAACAAAACGAGCTGTATATGAATAAAGAAGAAGTAACTGTCTATGATTTCACGAAAGTGATGATTGAGGTGTCTTTCGACAACTATCGCGAGACGGACGTGTCGAAGACCCTCGGGAACGTGATCCATCAGAATACTGGTGATATCGGTCTGGATGAGATTGCCCGCTGCATCTATCGAGAGGGCAAAGCTGCCATCCCTGAGATGTATATCCCCGTGATCTTGAATATCCTGAAGGATCCTGGTACCAACATGGTGGTTTCAGCCAAACTGGCTGTCATAGAAATATTAACCCCTAAAAAATAAGTGTTATGAAAAAGGTAAGTGAAACTGGTATTGAGAATTTCACTGAGCAGATCGGCTCTGGTGAATTGGTAATGAAAATCCGTGTGGAGACGACCGCTGACGGTAAGCGTGTGAGTGCTCCTGTGTTAAGAGATGAGAAGCAGCTGGCTCAGTTGATCCGTGAAACAGACGGCTCTACCCTGCTGACTATCCGGAAGGATGCGACACTCTCTGCAGAGGAGTTTAGTGACGTGTTCACTAAGTCTGCTGCGGTCCTGGCTGAGATCTTTGATATCAAGGATGTAGAGGAGTAATTATAGGAGGCACGGTATATGTACGCGACTACTGAAGAAGAGAAGCGGGCGTTTTATCAGGATGCGTTGCCGGGATTCCTGGAGTACCTGCGATCTCACATGAAGGCGATCGAGCAGGTCGAGTTGGCTGTTACGCGAGAGGGTATTGTATCGTTTCCCGCGACTCAGATACTTGGTGGCGTCCAGAAAACCGTGCGCGTTCCCCTCTCCCTGCTGACTGCTGAGTTTGATACTGCGATCTCAGAGGTTGAGGATGCTACCGACTATGCTAACGCCCAGGGTGATTATGCCAAAGCCAAAGGTGATTATGCTGAGGAGCAGGGCGACTATGCCAAGGATGAAGGCGACTATGCCAAGAACCAGGGCGACTATGGCAAGGCCCAAGGCGACTATGCCAAGGAGAAGGGTGATGATGCCGCTGAGATCTATGCTGCAGTAACACAATGGTACAACCCTTTCCGCGATGAGGTTGAGGGCTGGTATAGTAATGAGGTCTCTGCATGGAACTCATTTAAGTCCGGTGTCAATAACACCCTGGCAGACTGGTCGGATACTGAAGCGGCGCGGGTTGCTGCAGAGCAGCTGCGCGTCTCTCAGGAGAATACCCGTCAGAACCAGGAGAGTACCCGCCAGTCTCAGGAGCAGACTCGCCAGGGCCAGGAGGGTGTTCGTCAGACTCAGGAGCAGACTCGCCAGCATGATACTGCAGAGGCTATCAGCGATTGTAACAGTGCCCGTGACGCTGCTCTCCTGCAGAGTGTCAGGGCTAAGGCTTTCAATGATAATCCATGGGAGTTGCGTAACGACGGTTTTATCTGGGTATGGGACGAAACGCACGACAATGACGACGGAACTTTTGGCGCAATGACTCGCACGAACAAGATGATCATTGCGTTTGGTGATCTGACTGAGGAGCAGAAGCAATCCATGATCGATCAGTTCTATGCCAGCCTGGTATTCGTCTCTGTAGAGACTGCTTCGGCTGTTTGGAGTGATTATGTATTTACGACGACAGATTAATTTATGAGTAAGAAGAAAACGATTTTTATCAGATGTAGTAAGGTGGCCCCGAAACGCTGGAAGATCGAGCAGCGCAGGAAATTCCTGTGGATCTTCGAGTTCTGGCAGAAAGGCGCTCCTTCCCTTGGCTTGGATAAGGAGTTCTACTCTAACAAGCAGGTGGCTAAGACGGCCATCAATACGAAAGCCCAGAAACTGGGTGTGAGAACGGTAACTGTTTTTAATTAATTAAAGTTAGGTTTTAATTCTATGGCTAATAATGAAACTCCCCAGTTCAAGACTTACCGTCATTCCGGCTTCGAACTGCTTGTTGAGGTCGTGGAGGGTGGACGCTACATCCTGCGTAAGATAAAGATCCTCTCCCGCCATCGTACTGAGCTCGAACTTCCCTCGGATGGCTCCGGCATCGAGATCCTTCCTGAGAACGTGGTCGGCACGGAACAGATCAAGGATGAGGGCGTTAAAAAGAACGATCTCGAGAAGGATATCCAGGATAAACTGGACATTCTCGACGACTCCAACGTAATGACGGAGGAGGAGATTGAAGAGGAATGGCAACAGGCTATGCAGAACGCCGGCCTGAACCTGAATAATTGATAATTGCTTTTTCGCAATATTTAGTTTACTTAATTATTAACGTTTTAATTTTTTCAAAGTTATGATCAACTTAAAGAAAATTGTAACCAAGGTGAGACTCACGTTTACCCTGAATCTCATCGCTGCAACAATCGTTGCAAGTCTCGCATCTGCTAAGTCTTATGCAGACGGACTGAAAGATGCCCTCGTGGCTGGTGACATCGCTATCACTAGCGAGTACTTCAACTCTGGTGCCAAGACGAATGTCGGCGCTGCTCTCGAGTCCCTGGCCGCTAAGGCTAACAGTGACGCCGTGACCTTTGAGGTCCTGGAACACCCGAACACCGGTAAGCTGAAAACTTATCGCTTCACCAAGGGTATAGGTGCCGGTGCTACCACGATGGACATCGACATCGAGAGAGATTTACTGAATGGTACGTTTGAGCTCGTTACTATCGTAGAGGGTACTGGCGATGACGCTGGTAAGTTCTTCGACGGTGCTACTGAGGTCGGCTCTAGCGTTGGCGTGACCGGTGCTGGTGTGTACATGAAGTACAGCTCTAATGCTGCTGGTGAATCGCCTACCTTCAGCTATGCAGACATGAGTTCTTGTATTGAGTACCTGACTGTTGGTAATCAGAACGGCAAGATGGTTACTCTGACCATTGATCCTGTTACTCACACAATCACTGCTGACATCGCTGACGGTACTCTGACTAAGGCTAAGCTGACTCAGGCTCTCCAGAACCAGATCGACGGTGCTGCCCAGATTGTCGAGGTGAACAACATCAAGGCGCTGACCAACGCTCAGTGTGAGGCCCTCCGTGCTGGCGACTTCGTGATCAAGGTGGATGGTACTGGTAAGCATTCTTACCGTGTCAGCTTCAAGAACGCTACTGGCGTGTGTCTGACCTATAGCGACTGTGAGAACATCGAGACTGTTGCCTACGACCTGGTCGATGAGAAATGGACCTGGCAGAGCACGGATATCACTCCTATCGGTTCTGCTCTTCAGGCCGCTGATTTCGACGAGATCACTGAGGAAGAGTGCACCGCTGCCTGGAACGCTGCCATGGCTGCTGCCAACACGCCTGCTGCTCAGGGTGATTAATTCTAACGGCTGACGGGTCCGTCGTGGCTGCCCGTCAGCCTTTTTATTTACTTATTTTTCTTTTAACTATGAATGAAGTGGCAAATGAATTAGCGGCTACAGGAATAGAGGGCTTCATCCAGAAACTCTACAAACCTATCTATTTATGGGCAAAAAATACTTTTGCCACTAAAGATGATATATCCGGTAGCAACGTCTCCAGCGTCGATCAGTCTACTGCAGAGGCGGTCTGGAAAAATTACACGTTTAGTACTTCTGATTAATTTTTTTAATTATTATGGATATCTACGATCAACAAGGTATAGATCAGTTAATGTCTGATCTGAAGTTAAAGGTCTTTCCTCAGATTAAAAACGAGATCGAGAAACGTGCGAAGAAGTCTGACCTGACAGCCAGGGTTGTTACTCTCCAGTCTGCTCCTACGTCTTCTACTACATCTTACACGGTCAACAATGTGTCTTTTAATTTTAGCATTGGTGATGAGGTTAGAGTTGTGGATCAGGATGCTGAAGATACTGGCGGTTTCGTCTTTTACAAATTGTATGACCTGGTTACGGAAGGAAATGTGACTACTGCCGTCTGGGGTGAGCTGGGTGGCGGCGGTTCGCTGCCGTTCAATATCTATCTCCAGGGGGCTTCGCAAATTGATGACAGCACGCAGATCATCAATCAAGGCTTTCTCTCAGAGCCGGAATCTGAGACAGAAGAGAATGAGAATGAAAATGAGTCTAACAATAATAATGAAGTTTAATTATGTCTGGAAAGAAAGGTTTGTACGTTTATCAGCAGATCGTTAAAACGACTGCCGAATGGGCTTTGGA